GTCAGCGCGTTTGTCTGCATACGAACGCCTTCGACAAGCGGTGAAGCAAAGCCGAGGTTGTTGTAACGCATGAAGTTAATCTGAAGACCAGGAGCAACGCCGAGTTCTGTTTTCTTTACAGCGAATTGCTCAAAGCGAAGGATTGGCATAGCCTGGAACAAGATTTCCTTGGACCAGATTGTTTGAATAGCTTGTGTAAGCTGTGTGTTTGTGCCTGAATAGGCTGTAGGTGCGGCAGCTAAGTTGCCTGTTCCTGTGATACTTGAAGCCATTTAAATGGTTCCTCTTTCTAAAGGGATGGGTGTGTTGTTTTTTATCCGAGCAATCCCGAAGTCTTACCTTGTGCCGCTGGGCTCAAGAGACGACTTCTATATTTGGCGTATTCATTCATAGGCATTGCCGCAATGTCCTCGGCGGTGAACTGACGATTCTCCGAATTAACTTCCAATGCTCCTGCTGGAGGCAAGGTCGCCCTTGTTCCAACCATGCTTTGACGCTGCGCCTGTTGTGCAGACATGGCGTCTTCAAAAATGCTCGCTGTCTGAGCTTTAAGGTCTTCCAAACTTGAATTAAGTTCTTCAGGGGTGTTACCCTCAAGATATTTCCAAAGCTGTGGCATGACGTTATCTCGTTCAGCCTCTATTAAATTTTGCTTATAGGTGTTTAGTTCAGCAAAAGCTCTTTCACGCTCCAGAAGAGCGAAGGCACGTTGCGTTTCTTGACGCTCACGCTCCAACTGCTCCTGCAACTCTTTAGCAGTAATCTTGATAAGTTCCTTGGCGTCCAAGTCTTCTTCAAGTTTTGCTTTTTCTTTAGCGGCTATCTCATTAGCTTTCGCTTCTTCTTTAGCTGCTTTACGAGCGGCTTGTTCTTCACGTTCTTTCTTAAGCGAAGCAACTTCATTCTTTAGTTGTTCAATTTCAGGATAGAGCTTGCTCTTTTCCTGTGTACGAACTTTTGCTAAATCATCCTCAGTGTAAAACTTTGGAGTTGAAGCTGGTGCTTCAGTAACAGTGGGCGCGTCAACGCCAGACACATTTACTACTGGAGCGGTGTTGGCTTCTGCTTCAAAAGCATCGGCCATAGTTTCTGCTGTACTCATAATTTTAGTTCCTTACATCCTAGGGGTCGTTTTCCAAAGTAGTAGCACGTATGACCAAACAGTTATACTCTTATTTTTACCTTATTTAATAAAAAAATCAGCGTAAACGCTTATTTTTCATATTCGTCTGGATTACGTCGTTGAGGCAACATAGTTCCATACGCTTCCGTAACTAATTTATTACGTAAGTCCATTCCGCCCATATTTACAGCCTCAAGAGCTTCGTCCATAATTGGGGCTACTGGCTGCATAGGTGGTTCTGTTCCTGGTGGGGCTCCAGCGGCAGGTTGACCATTTTGCATAAGAGGTGCGCCGCCAGCACCAACAAGAGAACCTGTTAATTGAGCGATTTCTGTTTCAATTTGAGTTTGTAATAATTTAAGTGCCCCATCAGCAGTTGCATCTTCGAGCAATTCTTGTCTAATCTCGTTGAGCTTTTCTGTTGGAAATTCTTCGCCAAGTGTACGAAGTGCCCCTTCTTTTGACTCTAATCCAAGAGAAAGAAGAGTTTGAATCTCATTAAGGGCAATTAATTTGTCAAGTGGAAGAGGTTGAGGAAATTGCGCATACGAACGATAGGTAAGTGGGTCTTGAGGGTCTAAGCGATCAACTTGACCTTTTTTAAGTTTTACATCACGGGTTGGGTCCCAAATAAGCGTATCTGGCTCTTTTATGGCTAAAGAAAGAAGGATAAGCTCATTAACACGCTCTAATCCGTGCGCGTATTGAATAATCTTCTGGTGGTAGCGATTCATCAGAGGTTGGAATTGAATGGAGAGTGCTACACCAGAAGTATTTGAAATAGGCTGTGCTTGGCCCAATGCAGTTTCAGGAACACCAACCATTTCGTGCATTGCCTTTTTAAGCATTGCTAAATAGTCCATGGCACCTTTAAGGCCTTGTGATCCTCCTTCAAGGTTTTCAACACGAGCATCTTTAGGAAGACCGCCCCAAACTTTATTTGCGCCTTTTTCTAATTGAGATGCTTTTGCTCCAATGATGACCGTAACTGGCGCAGCATGGTAATTAACAATATCGGCAATGTCAGTAGCAGTTTCGTTATAAGTACGATTGATGTTAATAATATCGTTGCAATCAGAAAGGCCCCAAGGAGAACCACTGATACGAACATTAGGTATGTGTACAACAGGAATAGTGCCCAACGGATTAGGACGAGAATCAATAAGCTCATCATTGATGTACTCCTCGATCATGTCATCAGTTAATATTTCAGTGTATGTAAATACTTGACGAGTGCCTTCTAAAGATGTGCCCCAAAAACGGTACTTAAGTTTAAACCTAATAAGGCGTTCACGATCATGGGGATGGAACTCTGGAAATGCAAAAGATGAGTTTAAAGGAAGGATGCGAACTCGTCCTGGATGTGTGCGTCCTGCAGTGTCTTGATACGCTTCTTCATACGCAACTTTAATAAAACAATCTCCAGAAACTGAACCTTGTTGACCAATTTCCCACAGTACAGTTGCTTTATTGTTGTCTACTTCCCAAACTCGTTCTAACAGATCAGGAACAATAGCTTCCGTTTCTTTTGGGGAACGGAAGGAGACCCCTTTACCAAAAGTAAAGTTAATAACGAAATCAGTAAATGCACGATAATAATTAAGTGCAATCTGTGATTCGCCTACTTGACGTCGGTAAGAATAATGATGACCAAGGTACATGGCCCAATTAAGTGAGTAACGGTTTAAACGAGGGCCGTGAACTTCACTATTCGAATTCCTCGTCAGCTAATTCAACTAGTCCGAGCGGACTAATGGAGATTGTTAAATCGCTGCTAGCGGCACGGTATGAAGGTGGGCTAAAATCAATGGAACTCATGGCATCACCTCCTCAAACTTAGTGAGGTTACGAACCTCATTGGCAAGTGTTGCTTTCATTTCATCTGTAAAAGGCCATGCATCATTTTTTCTACCGTTGCACTTATCGCATGCTGGCTTTAGATTTTCTAAGGTGTGAGCGCCACCTTTGGATAAAGGCTGAACGTGGTCCCATTCAAGCTTGTCAATAGGCATTTCGCATATCCAGCACATGTTATTGAAATTGTTTAACTTTTCAGCGTATTGCTCTAATGTAATATGCTCTACTTGTGTATATGCTTTAATTGCACGGCGTTTGCGCTCAGAATTAGCTTGAACTTTACGACGGTATAACAAAAACTCTGGGTCAGTCACTAAACGGTGCTTAACTCTTATGTATCTAACTTCACGGTTTTCCTTGTGCCAAGCAGCTTGTTTTTCTTTAGACCATTCAGGATTAGCAAGGTGATACTCACGAGTTTTAACAATCTTTTTAGCTGGGTCTTTATCGTAGTTAGCTTTAATTCTGGAGTTTACGCAGTCCTTGCACTGAGACATTAAGCCGTCTTTAGATAAAGAGCGCTTGTGGAAGCCCGAAGATGCCTTAGAAAGGCCGCACTTAGTGCACACCTTTGCGTCTAAGACTGACAATGTACTTCCCTCCCAAACATACGTCTAACTTTAACACAATTGTCGACAAATTGGTTTACACTGCTAACGTTTTGCTTGGTAAACCATTGGTTTGCCAACTATTGGTTTACTAATTCTTTTTTTATCTTCTTCTTCTTTTTTCTTCTGGGCTTCAGCCGCATAATCTCGCATGCGAGGGTCCACATCTTTTTTAGATTTTACAAAAGAACCACCCATTTGTAGATATCTAACATGAATCCAATGGGCTTTTGCAGGAGAGTTTTTGGGGTATTTTGCGCCAGCTTGTATAACAATCATGTTATACAACTTGGGGTTGGCAGGGGTTTGTGTTGGTGATTCTTTTACTTCTTTGCCTTTAATTAACGCCACAAATGCTCCTTAAAAAAAGTTTTTGTTCTTCCGCCAGCCACATAACCTGAATACGGAAGAAACGAAAAACTAAATTAATCTTGTACTACGGCTGGGTTCAAACGCTGTTGGTGTGAACCGTTGCGAATAACTTCTTCAATACGGTTATCGCCATGGTCTGCGAACCCACCTTTAGCAAATTCCTGAAGAGTGTTAGGAGCCTCAACCCATGCTGCAGAACCTACGTGAGCACGCTCACGCATTGTTTCTTCGGCTGGTTTTTCAAATACATTTGCGTTGCGGTTTGGGCGACCTGCTGCAGGCATGTAGCCCTGCATAGCTCCCTTTGTAAATTCTTGTGGAACGTCGGTGTCTGTAGCAATACCTTCTTCAAAGCGAAGAGGTCCGCGCTGTCCTGGTGTTGCAGGGGACATTTTACGGTCGTAAACAGGACCAAATTTTTCAGGGACGTGAGGTGATGGTGCTATTGTCATTATGACTCCAATGGATGTAGTAATGGAAAAGGCCTTTTTCCTATTACATAGTCTCTCGCTTTATATGAGTATTTTGTCCCTAAAGCCAAAAGTTTTTAATATTAACGAAAGAACGGTGAAGATGAAACCTCTACAGAAGGCATTGTTAAGTCCATAGTTAAGCAGCATGCAATTGCTAAAGAATCAGCAAAATCATCGTGAGCGTGTGCTTCATCTGGTGCGTGGGCTAAGAAGTTTGGTCCTTGAAATTTAGTTTCTAAGTCTGACATCTGTTGGTAAAAGCGTTTCCAAGTACGTAAACGACGAGTTTTTGCATGTGAAGGCCACCCAACCATACGTCTGTCAATAAGAGCCTTTAAATGTTTCCAGCGTTTTGATTGTTCTGACTGACTGCTGCCTAATGAGTGCACCTCAGCTCTTGGAAGAAGGAGCTTTAATCGTTGAGCAACAGCGTCTCCAACTCCGTTAGCATCTACCCCTACTGCCAACACATCATAGTTGGAGAGAAATTGAACAATTTGAAAATACTGGTCTTCCCAATCATCTCCTTGAATCTCTAACCAATTAAGAATTCTATGGTCAAAATATCCAAATTCATCTGGTCTATCCCAGTCTACCCACACCACTGTTACTACAGTGGAATCAATTTTACGAGCAGGGTCAATACCTACCACTACAGGTGTGCGGTGCCATGCTTTAACAACTTCTTGTGATGTATCACCAAGTTCATCAAGAATGTTAGATGTAACAAACATTCCTCTGTCAAGAAGCCATTTACAACAGTATGACATTTGAAATTCATCGGAATCTTCACCAATACGCAGCATTTCTTTTTTAATAAACTTTGCATAATTAGCGTTATATTTAGAAACATCTCGGTAGTCCCATTGAAAATGATTTTGACGTGATTTAGTGTTTGTCTGTCTACGTTTGTTCAATTGGATAGAGCGATAAAAATTGTTTTTGTGTGTAGTTGGAGTTCCTGTTTTAACCATGGTTCCTGAGTAGTAAGCCAACATTGGGGAGATAGATTTAGAGACTACAAAATCATCAGCCTCTTGACACTCATCAATAACAATAAGATGAAATGATTTAGATTCAATTTTTGCACGAGGGTTTGCGGTCATCATCATAAGAGATGAGCCAGAATTTTTTAACTTAATTTGTCGTGTAACCCCAGCCACTTTTCCAAGCGAATCATCAATTTCTGGGTCACCTAAAATTTCAAGAGCACGATCAGATGTAAGACGGTTTACAGTACGACCAAATAAAGTCTCTACCTGACCTTCAACTGGGGCAAACATACCGATCCAAATTCCATCTTTAAATTTACTTAAAAGGTCTGGGTACATTTTAGCTAGGCGTGGTAACAAAACCATAAGGGTAGCCACGGTATTAGCTATAGTTTCTGATTTTCCTGACTGACGAGCTGCCAAAGCGGTTACTTCTTCACCGTCATTAATTAGTATCGACTCAATAATTCTACGCGCTAATGGGAGCTGATACGGGTGTAATGAGTGCCCAACAAGAGTATCCATAAATTGAATACAGCGATCAATAACTTTTTGAACAAACTCTTTAGAAAGTTCGTCAAGTTCTTCTTCCTCTTCAATAGGGTACTCTTCTTCAAGTTCCAACTCATCGTCTTCTTCATCAAAGAATTTTTGTTCAGTCATAGCAGCCTTAGTTTATTGTAAAAAGGAAAGCCTGGGTGTTTAACCCAGGCTTGCCTATGCCAACGGGAGAAGATAGAGGCAAGGCTTATCATACACTAAATGTCGATAAATCTATATTTAATTGCGCGGTGCGGTGCGTTGATAAAGTTGGTCAATAACTGCATGAAGGGCTTCGCCTCCAGTTAATGCTTCTTCTAAATATCGTTTCTCTCTTGTTTTTCCATACATAGACATGCATCTGCCTATCTCATATAAAGACTGATCGACCCACATTTCTAACTCTGAGGTAGGTATTTTAGATACTCTTTTGGCCACTCTTTCAGAAAACGGTTTTTCCCACAACTCGTTTTTTTTACTCTTCAAAAAATTCATAATATAGTCCATCCTCGGGTTTCCAAGCGGTACGGGATTTCATAGCGCCAAATAAAAGCTCATCAATATCTTCATCATCAAGGTCACTTTTAAAAAGGTTTTTGTAAAACACCCCAAAATAATAACCAGGTTTTTTAAAAGGCACCCTAAAGACTAAACATTTACCTTTACGGTACTTGCCTTCAGTTTCTTGAGTTGAGCCTATCTCTAAAATAGGAAATAATTTTGTATGGTAGTACTGTAACGTTCCGCAGTATAGTGGTCCAAATGTTCTCATTAGGAGTTAAATAATACCTTAATTTCTGGTGGCATTTCATCAGGGTTAAAAGGCCCCATATCATCGTGTTGGTCTAGACCAGAACCTGCAAGGTATCGCCCCGTTGAGTTGCTGGCTTTTAGATCGTTCCACATATCTACTGGGATTTCGTTGTATTCCCACCAAGTTCCGTCTCTAAAACGAATAACAAGTTTTTTAGCATCTTCGCTATAAGCAATTTTTAATGCTCTTGGACGAGGTGGGTTGATAGTTGGGGCAATTCTTGGTGCATCAGACCAAACTTCTGCATCTTTGGGCTCATCTTGTGAAGACGAAGGCTCTATTGGAGTCATAACTTCCCACCTAGTGGGCATTCCAAGCTTTTCTTTTGCTGCCTCTACTAGATTAAGTAAACGATTAGCTGCGTATTCTCTTTGAGAGGACGTGCGTTGGTAGTAATTAGGCGGTTTGTAGCCTTTATTTTTGCCGCCCACTAGTCCTCACAAACGTGTGCTTCAGTTTCATTTTCTTTAACTCGTGCTAAGCAGGAACCACAGCGTAACACTCGTGGTGATTTAAAATTATTTTGGACAGTAGCGCCCATTTCAAAGCCGTACCCATCTTCATTAAATTGTGGCTCGTAATCTGAAACTATCTCAGGTTCAAAAAACATCTCTCTAGGAAAGGGGCCTTTAGGAGATTCAACTTTATTTGGAAACGGGTGCACTTGGACAGCATCTACCCGAGTTACTCTCACTCTGAGCTCTTAGTTGGCTTCTCTTTTGTCTGTTGTTCTACGACAGCAGCTGCGGGTTCTACAAGTGGAAAATGCCCAGCCGCTGCGCGGTTTTGCAACCAAGATGGTAGACATGCAGAGCAATAATCAACAGGGTTAACTCCTGGATCAGCAGTTGTGTAATCTGCTTTGTTTTCACAGTTAGCGCACTTGACAGCCATAATTCCTCATCTTTCTTAGAGCATTAGTATAAACTAAATAGGGTGGCCAACGTATGCTGACCACCCAAATTTTATTAAATTAGTTTGAAGAACCTATGCCAAACGCAGAATCTTTTGGGTTTAAGCAACGAAGCAAAGGTCCTGCAACCGATCCTATTGCTGCCATTCCAATAGATTTAAAGTCCGTGTGTCCTGCTAAATACATACCTAATGCTGCTGATAGCGCAGTACGGCCGTATGATGCTGCCGCTGCTTGTAGCTGCTTATTCATAATACTCCTTTGTCGTGGGAGTTTCCCACAGCACAAGTTTAGCAGACTATAGGGCTTCGTCCACGTGTTGCTCAAAACGACCTTCAAGTTTTGAGATATTCTCACCAATAATCATTTGATTCTGCCGTAGTTCTTTTACATCTAGGCTGAGGTCAGTTACCATAGGAAGAATTTGAAGTTTTACAACATCTAGCAGAGAATTTCCGCCATTATGTCGAAGTTCATTAATTGGTTCGGAATTTACTTTATGTTCCGCCAATACTTTGCTTACAGCATCTTTAAAAAGTTTCCATGCAATTCCTCCTACAACCACAACTACTCCTGTGTATGAGGATATTATTGTTGCCATATTAGTTGAAGACACTATTTGCCCATTCTATAGATGTAAGGTTGTTTAATAGAATGGTTTTCCGTATAAAATCACAAAAATGTATAACTAATTAAACATAATTAAGCGGATTTTGTCACATTAAAAGTTCTTTTTTAAATTTTTTCTATTCCATTTGACAGACACTGTAACGCCTGTGCTACTGTTGAGTACGAAAGAGGGCACCAGAAATGGTGCCCTTCGCCAACTGAGAGGAGCAGAGATGCTCAATATCAGAATTAGCTTTACAGTTAATTTGAAAAAGTTTGGAGCTACATTACTGGCAGGAGTTGTTTTTTTTGCCCATTTTGTAACTCCAGCGTATGCACTACCCGTAACGATGCCTGTAATTGTTCCTGTATCGGTTTCTATAAAAGAAACCCCCGTTACAGTTTCTCTTGCACATCTTACTGTTACTACTACTAAGACCGAAGCCAAGACCGTTTTAAAGAGCTCAGATGTTAAGTTTTTTGATGCTCAAGCGCTTGCGTTTCTTACTACTTATTCTCAAGGATGGGATTTAAATGAATGGAAATGTCTTAACAATATTTGGGATTCGGAAAGCCATTTTAATCCAAAAGCCAAAAACATAAGTTCGGGAGCCTATGGAATTGCCCAGTTCTTGCCAAGTACATGGGGAAACTATAAGGTTAGCGAAACACCAAGTGCTCAACTACAAATTAAATACGGACTTCGCTATATTATGAAAAGATACGGGAGAAAAAATGACCCTGCAGGTGCCTGTAATGCATGGAACTTCCACCAAAAAAATGGATGGTATTAAAGCCCCATTTTTTGATGGAACTCAACCGTGTGCTCAAACTGATCCTGAAATATTTTTTCCAGAATCAGCGGGAGATGCGCTACGAGTAAAGCCCATAATAAAAAAAATATGCGGTGCTTGTGATTTCCAAGAAGCATGTTTAAAATACGCATTAGACACTAATCCTTTAGGAATTTGGGGAGGGGCTTTAGAGTCTGAAAGAAGACATATGCGCAAGTATTTAAAAGTTAGTTAAATAAAAAAAGCCCCTCATAAAGAGGGGCTTTTTTATGGGTTGTTATGCCCAAGAGATCATTGTAATTGTTGCTGATAGTGCTGTTGAAGCCGTACCTGCTGCAATTGACTGCGACTTTACTGTTCCTGAAGCACCTGTGAGCTTTGTTCCAGGTGTGATTGAGCCTGTGTCTGCCACAGTCCAGCCTGAACCAGAGATGATAAGTGTGCTTCCGCTTCCATCGGTTACTGTCCAAGTACCAACAAGTGCTGCTGGGATACCTGTACCTGTAGCGATAGTAACCTTTGTACCAACAGCCCATGTTCCTGTTCCGCCAGAGACGTAGACAGTTGCTGCAGAGGTGGTTGTTACATTGATACGTGTTGGCTGGGTAGC